TTTCCCAATCAATAATGCGTGGCATGTTATCATTAGGGTCTAACATAACATTATCTGGCAAATCTCCATGTGAAATCCCATTTGTTTTTAATATTTCAAGTGATTCCCGCAAATATCTGTATTGAGATTTTGTCATGGTTTTAGGGTTAAACTGTATTAAATATTTCTCAAAAACAACCGCTGTCATATCATCCGACTCACCATTTGTGTTAAAACAAGCGAGTATATCTGGATTATTTTTCATATCTTGGTCAAATTTGTTATCTAACGGAAAAAAATAGCGATTAAATCTTTTGTCGTCGGGGTCTATTTGTGCTAATTTATCGTTTATCGCTTTGTTTATAGTAATTCCCTTTTTAAAAATTTTAGCTACGTATCCATTTTTTCTCGAAAATTGACCACAAGAAAGAGAATCAATAATGCACCCATCTTTTCCCATTCCTAGAATTGTTCCGCCTTTACGACAGCGTCTTGTTCTTCTTTTGACCCTTGTTTTATTCCGTTTTCTTTTTATTCTAATTGTTCTTTTTATTGTCTTTTTTGTCATATAATAGATAAATATTCTTAATTCGATTAAATCATATAAAAATAGTAAGCAGAAATAATAAATGATAAGTATTTTAATTCCTATTTATAATGGAATTGAATTTATAGATGACTCCATCCGTTCTGTAATAAACCAAACGTTTACTAATTGGGAATTGTTAATAGGTGTCAACGGTCATCCGCAGGACTCGGAGATTTATAAAATAGCGAAAACGTACGAAACAAAGTGCAGACATGGTAAAATCAGAGTATTTGATTTCTATAATATTAAAGGCAAATCGGCAACGTTGAACGAATTGATAAAATTCTGTTCCTACGATTATGTGGCCATTCTCGATGTGGATGACATCTGGAGACCGAATAAGTTACAAATGCAAGTGCCTTTTATAACGCATTTTGATGTGATAGGCAGTAATTGCATGTGGTTTGGTGATAAACCAGGAATTATACCAAAAATTCCAGTAGGAGACATCAGTGGTTTTGATTTTACCTCGGTGAATCCAATAATTAATTCTAGTTCAATTATAAGGAAATCATTTTGCCATTGGGACGAAAATATGATAGGATTAAATGATTATGATATGTGGTTACGTATTAGACAATTAAAAAGAAAATTTTATAATTGTCCTGAGGTTTTGGTATTGCACAGAATACATAATAATTCATTTTATAATGCAAAAGGAAATCATAAACTTGTGGAAGGATTGTTAAAAAAATATAAATGAGACCCGAATTCTACTCTACTTCAATTTTTACCCATTCAGGTGGGCACAAATCTTTTGTATCATGCGTAGCAACCGCGACTTCACCGAACCATTTTGAAGGATAACAAACTATCCTATCGTCGCTTGAATTAAAATAAGCACCCCACCAACTAAAAGAACTATTTGCTATGATGTTGCAACGACACAGACTCATCATCAACATTTGCTCCCAATCAGATAATTTACTGGAACATCGAATAAATTTCAAATTTCGAAATTTTAATTTTAGCCGATTAACGATTATCAATACATCTAATATATCATCCTCCTCGCAAAAATATAATACATGTTTGTCGTTTGGTGCGTTCGATGCAATATACAATAACGATTTTTCATAATATTCGTACGGCATTAGAGGGTGAAAATATTGCGCTTTTTTGTAATCGCCTATCCTAAAATGAAGACTAATAGTGTTCTGTAAAAACTCGCGCGTATATTCATTGTTATTTAAAACCGCACTTTTCAGCTCTTTTAATTTTATTAACGCGCAAATTGTATTAAATTCTTGCTCAAAATATTTGTAACTCTGGAAATAACCAAATAACATTATGTTTTGGTCTTTTAATTCAGTTAAATCAATTTCATTATATTCGTAGCCTTTTTCTTTAATTACTTTTAATTCTGGAAAATCATTGGTGGTAACGTGTTTTAATCGATCGAAAAAAGTATCCCAATAGGTGTGCCTAATGGTAGATGTACCTGAGCCTAGTGTTGCTGCATCGGTAAACAAAAAGATATTTCCGCTTTTAATTGCACAAGCCAACGTAGTAAATATTTGAAATATTTGATTTCCTAATCCACCCATCAAATTGCAGGTAATCATTTATTAAAACAATGCAAAATATGTTTAAATAATTATACTTATTAATTATTATTTAAAATGTGTACAACCTTTGATAGAAAGTTACTAAGGCAAAGAGAGAAACTAAAGCAAATGGGGGCTAAGAAATAAGTAATGGTATATTGTTAAATGGTTCGATAATTTTTTTATGTTTGGTACTTCTGTTATGTTCTGCTTTACCAGAACACCTTACTTCAGAACCACACTCGCAAGTAAATGTTTCTTTTTGTTTTGCTAAAATTTTGACTTTATTTTTTTGATACCATTCATCTTTATATTCTTTAACTGTTTCTTTATTTTCTTCAACATAATGTTTAGTTTTTTGTTTAATTTCTTCTTTATGTTCTTCATAATACTTTTGCATTTGTTCTTTAATATGTTCTTTATGTGATTTGTTATATTCTTTTTTAAAATCTTTAATTTTTTCAGAATTTTTCTCTCTATATTCCTTTTGTTTTTGTTTTAATATTTCTGATTTTTCTTCTTGAGATGTTTTAGGTTCTTGTTCTTTTATAATACCACAAAGGTGATTTTGGTAATCAATATGAGTTTTAGATTGAAGATGTCTGTGTCTATTTCCAAATGTGTAGTTGTTTCCACATTCACAATCAACAACCTTTTTTGTTTGGTTGGATATTTTTTCTTTATTAGCTTCTTTCCAAGCTTTATTGGCATGAGAAGCTTCTTCTTTATGTTCTGACCTGTATATCTTTTTTTGTTCATTTAATTTTTCTTTATTTTTCACTCTATAATCCTGTTGATATTCTTTTATTTGTTCTTTATTTTCTTCTATATATTGTTTTTGATATTCCAATTTTTGTTCTTTATTTTCTTTATAATTTTCTTTTGTCTTTTCTAATATTTCTTGTTTATTTTCTTCATACCAATCTTGCTTTTGTTTTTCCTTTTCTTCTTTTGTTGTAATAGGATTATTACAATTTAATTTAGCATTAAGTGTTTCTATCCAATATCTTTCTCTCATTTCAGCTTCTCTTTTATTATTACAATTGTAAGGTTCTATTTGAATTATAGACCAATTATCCCAGCCACCATTTTCTCTAATAAAATTGTATACAAATAAATTATAATTTTTTAAATTTGAATTACAACAATTAGATTTATGATTATGTTTGCGGTTATTTATATTAGTTGTATGACCAACATATATATCATTAATAGAAACATCTTTACAACAAATTTTGTAAATAATTGTATTCGAGTAATCCGTTTGTATTTTTGGCATTTACATTAAAGAATAAATTGTCTTTAAGTAATAATACTATAATGTCTTATAATGTCGTATAACGTTTTATTGTATCATTTATTTTAAAAATCTTCTGTTAGCTCAAATGCTTCAGTTTTTCCACTTGTTGTAGCCAAAGCATAATCCCCCAGACGACTCTCAAAAAAATTAGTCTTTGATTCCAAACTTATAAGCTCCATGAAGTCAAAAGGATTCGGTACGCCATAAATTTTATCATACCCTAATTGCACAGATAATCTATCGGCAACAAATTGAATGTATTGTGTCATCATTTGCGAGTTCATACCAATAAGTCGGCATGGTAATGCCTCACATATAAATTCTGTTTCGATTTCTACTGCATCCTTTATAATTTCATAAATTTTAGTCTTTTTCAATTTAACTTGAAGTTTGCTATACAAAAGAACAGCAAACTCGCAATGTAGCGCTTCGTCGCGTGAAATAAGCTCATTCGAAAAAGTCAGACCTTGCATTAATCCGCGCTTTTTCAACCAATAAATACTGCAAAATGCACCGCTAAAAAATATCCCTTCTACACAAGCAAATGCTACCAAACGACTCGCAAAACTACTTCTATTATCATTAATCCACTTTTGCGACCAATCCGATTTTTTTTTAATACAAGGAAAATTTTCTATAGCATTAAAGAGTCGACCTTTTTCTTCCGAATTTTTAATATATGTTTCAATTAAAAGACTATATGTTTCGGAATGGATATTTTCCATTGCAATTTGAAACCCATAAAACGCTCTCGCCTCTGATAATTGTACATCTTTCATAAATCTAGATGCCAAATTTTCAAGCACGATTCCATCACTCGCGGCAAAAAAAGCCAAAATCATCGATATAAAATATCGTTCGTCATCATTTAAGCTTTCCCAATGCGTGAAATCCTTTGTTAAATCGATTTCTTCGGCTCGCCAAAAACAGTCTACTTGTTTTTTATACATTTCCCATATGTCATTGTGTTTGATTGGAAACATTACGAAACGATTATCGTCATGCGCGAGCAATGGTTCTGCAATAATTTTAGACATCCTAAATAATATATAGGGAATATTTTAAATTTGTTTTTTAAATATAATATAAATATATAATTTAACAATGAATGTTATAGTTCCTTTTAACAGAAACAACAATGAATTAGCTGACAAAGATGAACAATTAATTCACTTGGAAAATTTAATTGAATCAAAAAGAAGAATGT